CAAGTTACTATCGGCCAGCCTTTAGATAAGCAGCAGGCAGCGGGGAAATATTTTTTCATTTCTCTTTCTTTTCTTTTTTGATTTCCCGCACGCCCGTCCCACCCAACATCACATTTATCGCAGCGGGCGGTCTGCTGCTGATTTAAGGGCTGGCAAATAAAAAGGACCGACTGCGGGCACAGTCGGTCAAAGGAGTTGATAAGCTTAATATAATGAGTAAACACAATTATCAACACCTATAGTATAGGCGTTGAGAGAGAAAAAGTCAAGGCATACGGACAATCCGGCCTTGCGTAATTCTTAATGAGGTGAACGAAATGAAGAAAGAACTGACCACCGTGATCATGGTTATGGTGGATGGCAAGGTTAAGCCCTTGGAGGACTTGACGGAAGAAGAACACAGCCGCATGCTGGCGGCGATGGCGCACCGGCTCACAGAGAGCATGAGCGACTATTACGCCCAGCACCCGGATGAGGTTAAGGAGTTGGCGAAGATATGACGAAACGAGAAAAGACGGCAGTCAACTGCAAAGGAGAATAACAATGGATAATGAGAAGTTGAAAGAGATACTGGAACGCCACCGTAAGTGGTTGAACGATGAGGACGGCGGCGAGAGAGCCAACCTGTATGGAGCCAACCTGCGTGAAGCCGACCTGCGTGAAGCCGACCTGCGTGGAGCCGACCTGTGTGGAGCCAACCTGTGTGGAGCCAACCTGTGTGGAGCCAACCTGTATGGAGCCAACCTGCGTGAAGCCAACCTGCGTGAAGCCGACCTGCGTGAAGCCAGCCTGTATGGAGCCGACCTGTGTGGAGCCAACCTGTATGGAGCCGACCTGTGTGGAGCCAACCTGTATGGAGCCAACCTGTATGGAGCCAACCTGTATGGAGCCAACCTGCGTGAAGCCAACCTGCGTGAAGCCGACCTGCGTGAAGCCAACCTGTATGGAGCCAACCTGCGTGAAGCCAAAAACATTCCCTTCATACCGCTTGTGTGTCCTGAAAGAGGCTCTTTCACAGCGTTCAAAAAGTGTGGCTCATACATTATCGAACTTTTGATTCCACAAGACGCAAAACGCTGTTCAGCAACCACGAGAAAGTGCAGAGCCAGTTATGCCAAGGTGGTGGCTATCACGAATATGGACGGTAGCCAGGCTGAAGTCGATCATGTGACCAACCATGCTTATGATCCGATTGAATATAAGATCGGCGAATATGTGCATCCGGACTCTTTCGATGATGATAGATGGAACGAGTGTTCGCATGGCATTCATTTTTTCATCAACCGCCAAGAAGCGGTGGAGTATTAAGGAGAAAACCAATGACAAAACGAGAAAAGACAGGGATAGTGCTGGTGATCACCGGCTTCCTGCTGGTACTGCTTGGTTGCTGTATGGTGGCGGACAATCCGTACTGGTGGGTGTCCGTGGCAATCAGTGGCACCGGCTGCGCATTGATCGCCCTGGCGGTGTTCGTACTGCCTAAGGACGAGGACGAGCCGCAGCAAGATAAACGGCTGGTGATCGAGGACGAAAACCACAAGGTGGTGCTGGTAGCGCCGCTGACAGACTTTGAACTGGCGTATCTGCACGCAATTCAACTTGGAAAGGATGATAAAAATGATTAATGAATATATGGATTTGGTAATTTCGACCGACGGCAAGGTGTGCCGTGCCCCGGGCTTCAGCAATATACAGCCCGGACAAAGAGTCATAGTGCGGTGCCGCGTGTATGATGTGCTGGAGGCGGTATCCGTGCCCGAGAGCGAGGCGCTGCTGACGCTGCCCAGTGCGGATGGCGTTATTCATACGCTGGAGTATGACGAGGACGAGCAGGAGGAGAATGCCGATGTATGACAAGGAGGCGGGCGTGATCGCCTGTGACAGCTGCGATATAACCATTGAGGGTTATGGGTTCTCCATCGGTGCGGGCAACGATGAGCCCAGCGGTAGCTACTGCTGGGAATGTGCTTGCGAGAAGTTGGAGCAGCTGCTGGACGCGAGCAACAAGGAAGCGACCATTGTGCGGCGCAGCGAAAACTGGCTTCGCAGCTGCTACGACCTGGGGGTGATCTGATGACCAGCGCAGAGATGGACAAGTTTGTGCAGGACTACGGCTTTTGCCCCCAAGACTGCGACCCGGAGGCGCGGGCAGAGGCCCGCATTGTATTGAATATAGACAAAGGAGAACGATATGGCGACACTGTATGAACTGACCGGCCAGGCAGCCCAGCTGATGGAGCTGCTGGAAGCCGGAGAGATTGATGAACAGACGGTCCAGGACACACTGGACAGCATGATGGTGCCGGAGAAGCTGGAGGACTACGGTATGGTGATCCGGCAGCTGACGGCGGATGTGGAGGACTACAAGCGAGAAAAGGACTTTTTCGCTGATAAACAGAAGCGGGCGGACAACGCCATTAAGCGGATGAAGAAGACCCTGGCACAGTACCTGGCTGCCACCCAGCAGGATAAGGTGCAGGCCGGACGGTTCGTGCTGACCAGTACATCGAGCAAGTCGGTGGATGTGTTCAATCTGGCAGCGGTGCCGGCAGAATACATGCAGCCCCAGCCGCCCAAGGTGGACAAGCAGTCTATCCGCAATGCTCTGTTGGAGGGGGAGACGGTAGCCGGTGCGGCGCTGATTGAGACCCCCGGCTGTGTGATCAAGTGAGGTGAATGGAATGGAGAACATGAAGATATATGAGGCGGTGCGCAAGGTTCCGGACAGTGCCAAGAAGAACATTAGCGCAGGCCGCTTAAAGGGCATGACTGATATTAACCCAATGTGGCGTATCAAGGCACTGACGGAGCAGTTTGGCCCTTGTGGTATCGGTTGGAAGGTGGAAGTCAGCCGCACATGGCAGGATCTGGGTGCGGATGGCGTGGTGACTGTGTATGTGCAACTGCTGCTCTATGTGAAGTACAACGATGCATGGAGCGCCCCTATTCCGGGTATTGGCGGTTCCTCGTTGGTGGCTAAGGAGAATAAAGGCCTGTACACCTCCGATGAGTGCTACAAGATGGCTTATACGGACGCTCTGTCTGTGTGCTGCAAGATGTTAGGGTTCGGTGCAGATGTGTACTGGGCAGCTGATCGGACGAAGTACCAGCAGGTGCAGCCCCAGGACACGAAGAAAGAACAGGCACGGCAGCAGGCAGCGGAGAAGATCAGCCCGGATCAGGTGGCCGTGCTGAAAGATAACGCACAAAATGAGCGGGTCAAAAAGGCCTTGGCCTATTACAAAGTGAGCCGCATTGAAGATCTGACCCGGCAACAAGCTGATAAGATCTTCATGAAGTTAGGTCTATGAAAATCGAATTCAAAAAAGCTGACCTGGTTCCCACTATGGCCAAGGTTGGCGCATTCATTGAGTCCCTGGTGGATAAGGAAGAGTATGTGCTGGAGATCAAACCAAGGGTTAAGCACCGCAGCTTAGACGCCAATAGGTACATGTGGGCATTGATCGGCAAGCTGCAAGCGGAGTTGGCAAAGAACGACCCGCAAATCACCAAGGACGAGATTTACCAGGGCTATGTGCGGCAGTATGGCAAGTCTGTGGACTACCAGCTGCCGGACAGTGCCGTGAATGCCATGACGAAATCATGGGGGAGAAACGGCCTGGGCTGGACAGCGGAGAAGGTGGACGATGGTATCTACCCGCGCACCTCGTTGGTGCGCTTCTACTACGGCACCAGTTGCTACGGAACGAAGCGTATGGCCCGGCTCATAGACGCTGTGGTGCAGGACTGCAAAGCACTTGGCATTGAGACTATGACGCCGGCGGAGCTGGCGCAGCTGATGTCTGCTTGGGAGGGGAAACAGTGAAGAAGAGCATTATTCAGCCGGAAGAGCAGCGGCAGTGCTACCTGTGCGGCTCTGTGCGGTCCCTGGAGCGACACCATGTATTCGGGGCATATAACAGACGAAAAAGCGAGAAATACGGCTTGACGGTGCTCCTGTGCCATAATTGCCACAACGAGCCGCCGAGAGGCGCACACCATTGCAAGCAGACGATGGATTATTTACACCGGGTGGGGCAGCAGGCATTTGAAGCTGCCTACCCGGACAAGGACTTTATATCTATTTTTGGGAGGAATTATCTATGATTAACAGTGTTGTAATTATGGGTCGACTGACCTACGAACCGGAACTGAGAGCAACGCCCAGCGGCGTCTCCGTTGTGCGGTTCCAGGTGGCTGTGGACCGCAACTATCAGAAGGCAGGCGAGGAGCGCAAGACGGACTTTATCGACTGCACCGCCTGGCGGCAGACGGCAGAATTTGTGTGCAAATACTTCCATAAAGGCTCCATGATCGCCGTTGAGGGCTCTTTGCAGACAGACAACTATACGGACCAGAACGGCGAGAAACGCAAGAGCGTGCAACTGGTGGCCAGCCAGGTGTCCTTCTGCGGCCCAAAGGCAGAGAGTGGCGCACAGACTGCAGCACCCGCACCGGACGCAGAGTTTGAGCCGATTGATGATGATGACGACCTGCCGTTTTAAGGAGTAGATATGAGCAATCAGGGTTGGGTGAAAGCCTACCGGCAACTGCTGGATTGGGAGTGGTACACCGATGTACCCACATTCAAACTGTTCTTGCATTTATTGCTTATCGTCAACAGGGAGCCGCAGCAATGGCGAGGCCAAACGCTGAGCAGCGGCTCCGTGGTAACCTCCATCAGCGCTTTGGCAAGCGGTAGCGGGCTGTCAGATATGCAAGTGAGAACGGCGTTGAAACACTTGCAAAAAACTGGCGAGATTTCCAAGAATGTAACAAACAAAAATACCGTTATTATCCTGCGTAACTACGCCAAATATCAAGGGTCAGCAGACGATAGGCAACAAACAGATAACAATCAAATAACAAACAAACAACAAACAGATAACAATCAAATAACAAGCGCTTTCTATAAACAAGAATGCAAGAATGAAAGAATAGAGAAGGGGAGAGAGCGCGCGAGCGCGTGCACGCCCGCAAAATTATATGGCGAGTTTAAGAATGTTCGATTAACCGATGAGGAGTTTGCCAAGCTGAAAAAACAATTCCCACTTGACTGGCAGCGGCTGATCAAGAACTTGAGCTTCCATATTCACAACACCCACAAGACCTATTACGACCACTTCTCTGTTTTGCAGAAGTGGGGCACAGAGGACAGGAAGAACAGCGGGGCACTGCAAAGCCCGCCGTCCTACGACCTGGAGCAGATCAAGCGGGACACCATGAACAACACAGACATCAAGTTTTAGGAGGATCATATGGAACTGAACCAACTGACACCACGGCAGGCGCTGATCTATGACGCACTGATCCCGCCCGGCATGCCGGTGCGTGGCAAAGACCTGGCACGGCGGACGCGCATTAGCGAGCGGGATCTGAGATCGGAGCGCAAGGCTATGCAGGAACAGGGCGTGCCCATCGTCACCGGTGACTTTGGGTATATGCTTGTTGATGAGAACAATCCAGAGCCGCTGTTGCGGTACGCCAAGCGGCTGAACGCTCACGGCGATGAAGAGCTGGCCACGGCAGCAATGGCCCAGCAGATCTATGAAAGGCTGGTGACGGCAAGATGATGGTACGATTGACGATACCGGGAGAGCCCCAGGGCAAGGGTCGGCACCGGGCTGTGCGCCGGGGTGACCATATTGCTACATATACGCCCAGAAAGACCAAGGACTACGAGGATGAGGTGCAGTTCTGCTACCGGCAGGCATACGGTGACCGGATGGCCTTTGCTGTTGATGAGCCGATCAGCGCAACGATCATTGCAGCGTTTGGCATTCCCAAGAGCACCAGCAAAAGGCGCAAGGTGGAAATGATGGCCGGCATGGTATTTCCCACCAAAAAGCCGGATACGGACAACATCGCCAAGATCGTGCTGGATGCACTGAACGGCCTGGCCTACCCGGATGACAAGCAGGTGGTGGATTTGCAAGTGTTCAAGACCTATGACTTGGATGGTTATGTGGAGGTCGAGCTGCGGAACTGGAGGACACAGACAGATGGCTGAACAATGTGCATTCTATGTGCGCTGTGATCGCTGCCAGTATGGCCGCAACCTGGGCAGCAATGAATACGGCTGCCGCAAACACCTGGCACCTGACGGTAAGACGATACACAGGGGGCAGTACAGCTGCGAGAATGGAAGAGAGAAAGAATGGCAAAAAACAAAATAACGCACGAATGGAATGAAGATGGCACGGCAATCATCTTCACCGGAAGCCAGAGACAGCCAACGCTGACGGAAATTCACAATTACGCCACTGACGCAATCAGAAAAGGGACCTTGCCGGTTATGGAGGGCTTGTATGTAACAACTTGCAAATTCGGTGGCGACTGGACCCCGCCGGAGTACGCACGCAGTGTAATGTTAGTCGAATTCGGCGAAGACTGCCCAATCTGCGGTAAGCCGTTTGTGCTGGACACGGACTTTTGCCCGGTTTGTCACAAGAAGTGGAATGAAGATTGAAAGGAGGAAAATAATGACTCGCGAAGAAAGAAAACCGACCGGTCTGCTGCACTCAGCAGATGAACTCAAACAGCTCATTGTAGAAAACCCGGATTTGCCGATTTTGGTATTTGCCGGAGACTATGCGAACAACGGTGACTACCCCTATATGAGTTGAAGCCATGTAAGTGTGGAAAAAGGAGAATTTCTTGACTGCGAACAGCAAATCGACGAGTGTAAGTGCTACACAGACAGAGATGACTTTGAAGAAGATGTGGAAGATGTTCTGGCTGGAGAAGAACAATATAAGGATTTGACGGACGATGAATTCGATGTCCTCGTGGAACAAACAGTCAATGAGTACGATGAGTTTTGGAAACCTTGTATTATCTTGCAAGTAGACGAATAAGGAGGACGGACGATGTGTACAGGAATAACAAGCTACCACCAGCACGGCTGGATCAGCGTAAGGGACAATCTTCCAGATACGATTAGACCTGTGATTATATACACGAAATGGGGGGACATGTGTTATGGCCGGTATAACCCAGAACTACAAGTTTGGCTTGATATAGATGAAACAGCAATTTGGCCTGTCACTCATTGGCGAGAGCTTCCCGACCCGCCGAGAATGGAGGAAAAATAATGACAAATTTTGAAAAAATCAAAAACATGACCGTTTATGAATTAGCAAAAGCTATAAATGACGGCATTTCAAGTAACCTGTGCAATTATTGCATTTACAGAGAAGACATTTGTAATAGTGACCTTTGTGTTGGAAAGGATGATGTTGATATAATTGCAGAATGGCTTAGAAGCGAGGAGTAGGAATGAGAGAGATACTTATTAGCGGAAGTCCTAAAGAGAATGAATATGAATATTGTCCACATTGCGGCTGCAAAATGGACGAGGTAACATACAAAGATATGGAAGAAAAGGAGTAAAGAAATATGAACATTATGTTAGATAGCACGGCCTTAATGCCGAAAAGAGGACACGCAACGGACGCAGGACTTGACCTGCTATCACCGGTGGACACGGTAATTCCGGCACACGGAGCGGTGACCATTGACACCGGAGTACATATTGAATTGCCGGCACACACAGCAGGCTTTCTCAAATCAAAAAGCGGATTGAATGTTAAGTACGGAATTACCAGCGAGGGCGTGATTGATGTGGGCTACACCGGCAGCATTGCCGTCAAGCTGTACAACCACAGTGGCATGGATTACACCGTGCACCGTGGGGACAAGATCAGCCAGCTGGTGGTGGTCAATATCGACACTCCGGACCTGGTGCTGGTGGACAAACTGGCGGACACCGAACGCGGTAACGGCGGGTTCGGGAGTACAGGGAGGTGAGCAGGATGTGTACAGCAGAGCAAATTAGTAGGATTACAAGACGAGCTATTAAAAGTCGATATGATCGACAACGAGCTGCTGTTATGGAAGAACTCAATAGGCTTCCATTGAGCGGCAAGAGAAAGTATAAGTGCTACATCCTGCTTCGTGAGTTGGGGTTTGCTGTATCTGTGGCGACATTTGAGAACCCGATTGATGGAGCGCAGCTTTGCATTATTCGTGATGGAATCTGTCATATTTTTTTTGACGAGAAGAAGCCGTTAAATATTGCATTTCCAATAGGCGCCCGGCAGAGCGAAGCCAAAACACCTAAAAGCAAGGAGGCACCCAATGTCAAAGTCAAAGCAGAAGAGCTACGGAGATGCCAAGGTTATCTGTCCTTACTATGACAGCCAGGAGACGGTACAGATCAACTGTGCACCGGCAGTGTATGATAGTTCCGGGCTGCGGGTGGTGTTCCGGTCTAAGGTCAAAAAAGATGAACACATGCGGTCATTCTGCACCTCTTACTGCTGGAAAGGCTGTCCGCTGGCACAGCTGCACGATGACGCATAGCAATGGTATCATCGGGGGGGTGACGAAAGTCACCCTCTTTTTGTTATTCTAAATCATAGTGAGGTGATCAAGTGGACTGGAATAGGGTGAGGCGAGAATATGTCTCCGGCAGTAAGAGCCTGCGGACCCTGGCAGACGAGTACAGCTGTTCACAGTCCACGCTGCGTAAGAGGGCAGCTAACGAGAAGTGGACGGAACAGAGGAACGACTACCGGGCCAAAGTGGAACAAAAATATATGGATATGTCTGTGGAGCAGGAAGTAAAGCGCGTTGAGCGGCTGCACCGCCTTGCGGACGATCTTATGGATAAGTTGGACCAAGCCATAAAGGAGCTGAATGAAATGTGCTCCGTGGAGCATCAAGACGGCGAGTACAAGGTGGTGCGTGTGCCAGGTGTGGCTGTGGACCGTGCCGGTGCAAAACAGATTGCTTCCAGCTTGAAGGATGTAAAGGATCTTCTGAATGTGCGTGACGATCTGGACAGACAGGAGCAGCAGGCGCGCATAGAGCACCTGAAGAGCCAAAGCGACAGCGTAGCTGCAGGCGTACCAGAGGTGCAGGTGGTGTTGTCAGACGAGGTGAAGAAGTATGCCAAGTGAAGTGTTGGACCTGGGCACGCCACAGCCTAAGCAGGTGGAGTTCCTGACAGACACCCACAATGTTGTTGCCTTTGGTGGTGCCAGAGGTGGTGGCAAAAGCTGGGTAGTTGACTGCAAGGCTAAGGTGATGAGCTACGCCTGCCCGGGTATTACGCAAATTATTGTGCGCAAGACTTATCCCGAGCTGACGGAAAATCATATCGTGCCACTGACCAGGGCGTTGCAATGCTATCATCCGGATAGGCACCGGCGTCTGGCCGTGTACAACGACAGTAAGAAGACAATCACATTCCCTAATGGAAGCCGTATATTGTTCCGCTATTTGGAGCGAGAGAAGGACCTGGGCCGCTTCCAAGGTACGGAGTGCGATATCATGTACTTGGACGAGGCCACGCAGTTCACGGAGGATATGTTCAAGACTTTGTGGGCTTGTGTGCGTGGTACAAATAGCCATCCCAAAAGAATGTACCTTACCTGCAACCCTGGTGGCGTTGGTCACCAGTGGGTCAAGCGACTATTCATTGATCGGGTGTACGATGAGAATGAGAACCCGGAGGATTATTCATTCATACAGTCGCTGGTGACAGATAATCAAATACTGCTTGATAACAGCCCAAAGTACCTTCAGCAGTTGGACGCGCTGCCTGCCAAGGTACGCCAAGCATGGCGGTATGGTGACTGGAATGTGTTCTCTGGCCAGTTCTTCGAGGAATGGCGGAATAACCCGGACCACTATACAGACCGTAGGTGGACCCATGTGATAGATCCGTTTGATATTCCTGCCGACTGGAAGGTGTATCGCTCGTTCGACTGGGGGTACAGCAAGCCGTTTTCTTGTGGCTGGTGGGCTCAGGGATATGATGGTGTGGTGTACCGCATTAAGGAATGGTACGGCTGCACTTCGCCGAACGATGGACTGAAACTACCGGCGGATATTGTGTTCCAGAAGATCAGAGAGATAGAAACGCATGACCCGCTGCTGGCGGGCCGACATATTACCGGCGTAGCAGACCCTGCTATCTTCGCCAAGGATGATGGATATTCCATTGCGGAGACGGCAAACAGACACGGCGTGTACTTTGAGCGCGGCGATAACACCCGCATAGCCGGGTGGATGCAGTGCCATTACAGGCTGATGTTTGATGAGCGTGGGTACCCGATGATGTATGTGTTCAAGAATTGTAAGGACTTCATCCGGACCATTCCTTTGATGATGTATGACGAACACAAGGTGGAGGACTTGAATACGGAACTTGAGGATCACGCAATGGATGAGTTTCGTTATTTCTCTATGTTGCAGAAGATACCGCCCAGGCGGAAGATACCGGCCAGAGCGCTGGCAGATGACCCTCTTGACCAAATGAAGAAAGGATATTGATTATGGCTAAGCAAAAGAAAAAGCCGAGTAAGGAAGAATTTATGCAGCACGCCCAGGGGCAGACGGAACCGCAAAAGAAGCCGGAAGATGCCGTAGCGCCCGCTGCTGGTGACCCGATCAAACAGGCGCAGCAGCTGGTGGACGAAATGTCAGCCGAGGAGCCGGAAGAGGAAGAACTGCACACCATTACAGAAGAAGATGTGCAGCGGGCTATGGAGCTGCTGAATAAGTACATGGCTGGTAAGGCGTCCGTAGATGCCCGAGTGGTGGCCAACCAAAACTGGTGGAAGCTGCGACATTGGGGCAACTTCAAGTCAGATCATGGCAAAGAGGGTGACAAGCGCATTAAGCCGGCGTCTGCATGGCTGCATTCCTGCGTGGATAACAAGGTCGCTGACTATATGGACAATTTCCCTGAGCCAAATATTCTGCCGCAGGAAGAAGGCGACAAGGAGACGGCCAAGCAGTTGTCTGCCGTGGTGCCGGTGGTGCTGGATGAGAACGGCTTTGAACAGGAGTTTGACCAGGCAGTGCACTCCAAGGTCCTGAACGGTACAGGCATATACGCTGTGGTGTGGGATCAGGACAAGCTGAATGGCTTGGGCGATGTGAGCGTTAAAAAGTGCGATATCCTGAATTTTGCTTGGGAGCCTGGGATTGAGAATATCCAAGACTCGGCCAATCTGTTCCATGTCACTTCTGCCAATAACGATGTACTGGTGTCTCAGTATCCGCAGCTGAAGGACCGATTATCCTCTATGCGCAGTGTGATACAAACAGAGTACCAGTTTGATGATACGGTGGACAAAAGCAATCGCAGTCAGGTGGTAGACTGGTACTACAAGGTGAATGTGGACGGCAAGAATGTGGTGCACTATGTGAAGTTCTGCAACGGTGTAGTGCTGTATGCAACTGAGAATGACCCAGAACGGAAGGATACCGGACTGTATATTGACGGCAAATATCCCTTTGTGTTTGACCCGCTGTTCCGTGTGGCCGGAAGTCCTGCCGGATATGGCTATGTGGACCTCTGTAAGGAACCGCAGGAATATATTGACAAACTGTCCCAGGCGATGTTGGAAAACGCGATCTGGAGCTCTGTGCCGCGCTATTTGGTGCGTGACGATGGCGAGATCAATGAAGACGACTTCGCGGATACTTCCAAGCATTTCATTAAGGTGGGTAACAATGTGGGCCAGGACACCTATGCGCCAATCGTGATCAATGGCATAGACGGCAACGCCTACAATGTGCTCATGCACAAGATTGACGAGATGAAGGAGACCAGCGGCAACCGTGATGTGTCCAGCGGCGGTACAAGCAGCGGGGTAACGGCAGCCAGTGCAATCAGCGCTATGCAGGAAGCCGGGAGCAAGACTTCACGCTGGCAAATCAAGGGTACATACCGGGCATACAAGGAGATCATCTTGATGGTGATCGAGCGTATTCGGCAGTTCTACGACATGCCTCGTGTGTTCCGTATTACCGGCGCGGATGGATCTGTGTCGTTTGAGACCTTCTCCAATCAGAATATGCAGGAGCGGCGTATTGAAACGCTGTTTCCGGACGATGAGTATTACCAAATGCCCAACTTCGATGTAGATGTATCGGCCAGCAAGGCCAGCCCTTACAGTAAACTGGCTCAAAATGAGCTGGCAGTGCAGATGTACAACCTGGGCGTGTTGAACCCGCAGAACGCAGATCAGGCACTGGCACTTCTGGATATGATGGATATTAACCACAAAGACCGCATAGTTCAGCGGGTCCAGGAAAACGGTACGATGTGGCAAACGATTCAGCAAATGACACAGGCACTGAACACCAGCAATGAGATCATCAAGCAGTTGACTGGTCAAGATCTGATGAGTGGTCAGGATATGACACCGGGTGCAATGAGCGGTGCGGCGGTGACGGACACGCAGTCGGTGGACACAACGCCGACCGCCAGCGACAGCTTAGGTAACACAGACAAATACCAGGACAATTCTCTTGCAACGCAGGCACGCAAGAGAGTAGCCACAAGCACGAGTCCGGAATAATGACTACGGTACATATTGGTGCTTGCGCCGTAGAACTGAAAGGCCACGCCGATGCGCCACGCAACGAACAGGATCATGACCTGGTATGCGCTGCTATTTCTGCCCTTACCTGCACGCTGGCGGAAGTCGTGCGTAGGGCGTATGTAGCTGGCGCTCTACTGTGTGAACCACAGATCAAGATTTCTCCGGGAAATGTGTGTATTCGTTGCGCACCGATGGCAAATGAGAGTACGGTGCTGGCAGCGTTTACCTTTTTTCGGTGCGGGATGGAAATACTGGCCGAGAGCTATCCGGGGCACATCCAAATAAGCTGAAAGGGGGGGTGACATGATCGCCCCCTCTTTTGTTATTATGCGAGTAAAGGGTTCGTCCACCTGATACGGACAGAAAGGAGTTCCTATGAGAACAGACAAATTAATGCCCATGTTGCTGCAGCTTTTCGATGGTGAGGGCGGTGCAGCAGACGGCACCGGCAGTGCGCCCGCCACGCAGAACAATACGGCAGACAATACTGCGCCCGCCACGCAGGATGGTGCTCAGGAGAGCACAGCAGAAGACCTTGACAAAGAGTTTAAGGCTCTGATTAAGGACAAGTACAAAAATGCGTATCAAAAGCACATCAACGCTGCAATGCAGAAGCGGTTCCGTGCTGATGAAGCCGCACAGGCACAGTATGACAGGGTGTTGCCCCTGCTTGATATGCTGGGCGAAAAGTACGGCGCAGACGCTACGGACCCGGAGGCACTCATGCAGGCCCTGGAAGACGACAACAGCTTTTACGAGCAGGAGTCAGTTGAGAAGGGTGTGCCAATCGAGTCACTGAAGCAGATGCACAAGCTGGAGCGTGAGAACGCTGCATTCCGCCAGGAAATGCAGGAACGCGAACGGCAGGACGCAGCAGCACAGCAGTACCAGCAGTGGCTGGACGAGAGCGAGGCGGTCAAGTCCTTGTATGGGGACGCATTTGACTTGGATGCAGAACTGGCAGATCCTGAGTTTGTTTCTCTGTTAAAATGCCCCGGCATCACGCTAAAGACTGCCTTTGAAGCACGCCACCTTACCGAGCTCACCGGTGGCGCAATGCAGTTTGCCGCTCAGAGTACAGCGAAAGCCGCTGCGGACACGATCCGCTCACGCGGTCATGTGCCAAAAGAGAACGCATCTTCTACCGCTCCTGCGGTCAAGACTTCTGTCAACATTGCTGCCTTGACAAGAGAGCAGCACCAACTCATCAACAAGAAAATTGCGACAGGGGAATTGAAAACGCCGGAGGATATCAAACGATTCCTTAGCGGCAAGTAAAAACCGATCCTCTGTCAGAAACGGAGGAAACATGAATAAGAAAATGAACCTGCAGCTGTTCGATGGCACTGCTAATATGGCTGCAACGACTGACACCGGCCTTTCGGCTGAGATCAAGGAATACTATGTCAAGGAGCTGCTGGAGAACGCAACACCTAAGATGGTACATACGCAGTTCGGTCAAAAACGCAATATTCCTAAGGGCTCTGGCAAAACCATTGAGTGGCGTAAGTTCTCCCAGCTGCCCCCGGCAACGCAGCCGCTGGTGGAAGGTGTAACGCCTACAGGCACTAAGCGTACCGTTACTTCTATCAAGGGCAATGTAAGCCAGTACGGCGACTACATCAAACACACCGATATGCTGCAGACCACCGCGTTTGATAATGTGATCGTGGAGGACTGTAAGGAGCAGGGTAACCAGGCTGGTAACACTATTGATGTGGTCACCCGCAATGTACTGCAGAATTGCGGCAGTGTGTGCTTTGCTGGCGGCAAGACCACGCGAGAAAGTCTGACTGCGGACGACAAGCTGACTGTTGCCGATGTAAAGAAGATGGTGAACCGATTGAAGCGCCGGGATATCACCACCATTGACGGCTATTATGTTTGCATTATCCATCCGGATGTTGCTACGGACATCATGTTGTCTAACGAGTGGGAAGAGATGCACAAGTACGCAGATACCACAGCTCTCTTTGAGGGCGAGATCGGTAAGATTGGCAAGTGCCGCTTCATTGAGACTTCTAACGCTGCCGTGTACAAGCAGACTACCGGTTCTAAGCTGGCCGTATATGGTACGCTGTTCCTGGGTGCCAATGCCTATGGCGTTACTGAACTGGAAGGCTTGGGTTTGGATTATATCGTTAAGCCGTTGGGCTATGGCGATGATCCGCTGAATCAGCGTAGTTCTACTGGTTGGAAGGCCACACATTGCTGTACCCTTCTGAACGATTACGCCATTATCAGATTCGAGAGTTGCAGCTATATGAGTGCTGATCCAGCAGTGGAAGCAAACATTACGACTGTTTAAGGAGAGTTAATCATGGCAGACAAACAAGAGACTACTGCATCCAAGTGGAAAAAGGTAACCGTTACAATTCCTATGGATATGCTTAATGGGGAAACCCACATGTTCGCTTCCGTAGGCGGCGTTGGGGATTTTCTCATTGAAAGAGGAATTCCTGTTGAGGTGCCGGAGCCGATTGCAATTATCGTCAATCAGCGTATCGACATGGAAATGCTGAATGCCAAGCTCATTCAAAAGCTGGCTGCACAGGCAGCCGGTATGTAACCGACAAAGGGCGGACGGAATATTCCGTCTGCCCTTTTTACTATGAGGAGGGAACAACAATATGACGATTGCGGAAGCAGTCAACCAGGCGGACAAGCTGTGCCCCAACACGACCTTTTCGATTACGGAAAAAATCGCCTGGCTTAACAGACTAGATAAACAAATCAAATTGGAAATTATGGACGCCAGAGAGGGCGCACCTGCCTTTGCCGGGTACACGGAGAAAACGCCGAATACCCAGGAACTGCTTGTGCCGTCTCCCTATGACGAACTTTATATACATTACTTACAGTCCCAAATGCTGCTGTACACCGGTGACTTCAACCGATACAGCGCTGTAAATTCTGTATTCAATACAATGCTGGCCTCATTCCGTAACCAGTACAACCGCACGCACGCGGCCAAGAATGTGCCGCTGCGCTTTTAGGAGGTGCGAGTATGCAAAGACCAGTGCTTAGCAATGTGAGCAACAACCGAGAGATGATCTCCACATTTCTGGGCTATAACCACCGAGTTGTGCAGCAGGCTGGCGAGTTCTTTAATACCGAGAATATCACATTGGACGATTACCCTATGCTATCCAACCGCGCACCGATGAACCGGTACAAGTATCCTCTTTTTGACAATAGCTTTTTGTGTGATTTGTATGATGGACCAGAAACGAGTGATTCGCAACGAGCAAAAAATCGTATAGGTATTTTCAATGATCGATATGTGCATAGGGAGTTTACATATCATGGATATAACGATGACGGTAGCGCTGTCATGTATTCCGCGCGTGGAGTTCATCGCGAGTTCAACATGCGAATCTATGTGGATTTTAAAAGTAAACTGACAGAAAAGGTGAGAGTAAAAATATGTGACGGAAGAACCATAAATCCTGAGTGCTTTGGCTTAGAGTTTATGCATAGATATGTGGCACCGTATTATTACAACTGGCCTATCAAAAGCATTTCCATTAACAAGCAGACGAACGATGAGATAATAAATGCTTTTCAAGAATCAAATTATATTTATGATTTGGAATCAAGCGAGAATGTGTATTTGGACATAGCATTTGTTGGGGAGGAAATTCACGAAGCTGCAGAGCCGCCAAAGTTTGGCAGTGATAATATCAAAAAGCAATACCAAAGAATGGAAGACAAACTTGAAGAAGACCTAAAGCCTGTAATTGATGGAATAAAGGCAGCAGATGCCTCTTGTGTGCTTTATATTGATAAGGCTGCTTCAGGCGACAATGTTGGTTGTATGATTAAGAACGGTCTGATGACTTCTGTATTTAACGATGTTCTGTACTACCAAGGCAATCATTATAGTTTGCGTGGGAATATACCGGATTTGGCTGCTGTGAATGGCAAATTGCAGTTGTTAAACTTCGGTACGAAAATCCTAATCTTCCCATACGGATTGTATTTTGATACTGAGGAGCCGGACAAGGGTGTGCTGCCGCTGGCCTTCGACAAGACGACTGACACTTATTTCGGCTGCGATATGTGCAGTGCGGACGGTGCTCCGTACACGCGGTTGATATATAGTGCTGCAAAACCTGCCGGTGCTGCTGTAGGTACTTATGTTGTGCGGTCAAGCGGTGACCTAATGTCCGTGCGAGGCAATGGCGAGTTCAATACGCTTGCGGCTGCCAGCGCGTGGAAGCGGCAGGATAAAGACCCTGGCACAAAAGGCAATGACTATTGGCTGGATACCACCGGTACAACAGGTAGCGGACTTAAAAAATTTAGTCAGGGTACGCTATACAAAAATGAAGATGGCGCTTGGGTGGCAGTCGATAATGTGCTGTTTTCAAATACTTGGTTCTACGCATACTGGGTAGATACCACTAACGATGATGCACCTGTGTTCAAGGCATATTCGTCCACAGCAGACGATTGGATCGCGGTTCCGGTGACCTATGTGCTTGTGGATACGACAGATATCAAAGACGATATACTTGCTTCCGTTAAGGCAGGTGATACGGTCAAGTTTTCGGTGTCTGCAGGCAAGAGTGTGTTCGTTACCGAATGGGCGAATGTACATTCTGTAGCCGATGACGGCAGCCGGCTGATTGTTAAGGGCCTTCTGCGTGCTATTGATTCCACATATCACTGTCCAAACAGAATAGAAAAAGTGCTTCCGGAATTTGACTTCGTCACCGTTGCCCAAAACCGCGTGTGGGGCTGCAAGTACGGCAAAGATTCCGCAGGTAAGCATATTAACCAAATCTACGCCAGCAAGCTGGGTGATCCGACCAACTGGTATTGCTTCGAGAATACGGCATCGGATTCCTACGCATTGTCTCTGGGTGATGATGAGCCGTTTACCGGCGCGGTGTCCTTAAACGATATGCCGTACTTCTTCAAACAAAATAAGATTTATGGCATTTACGGCGGCTATCCGGCGGCATACCAACGCATTGCCATTGAAGATCGCGGCGTTGAAAATGACTGCTCCGGCTCATTGTCGGTGCTGAATGGAGCAGTATTCTATAAGTCGCTGGACGGCGTGTGTGTATTTGATGGCAGCACGGTGACCAACATTTCCGCTGCCCTGGGTAACACACGATACACAGAAGCCAACGCCGGAAGTTCCCTTGGCAAGTATTATATCTCTATGAAGAACGAGACGGACGGCGGCTACGAGACCTTTGTCTATGACCTGAATACCAGCCTGTGGGTGCGTCTGAACGGAATGCGGTATCTGCACTTTATCACGGATTACACCGGGTCGGTCTATGCAATGGATCCGGATTGTATCTTCCATGAGCTTGGCCGACATAACGAGACGGCTTTGTCCGGACTGAAACTGTACCAAACGGAAGACAAGGTGAAATGGTACGCGGAGACCGGTGCCATAGACTTTTCGTACCCGGATAAGAAGATCGTCAGCCGTATTAACCTGCGGGCTAAGATTGCGCTGGGCGCTGTGCTCAAAGCGTTTATCCAGTACGACAGCAGCGGGCAGTGGATCCAGATGGGTGTGTTGACCGGTAATGGTACACCGAAGACGGAAGTATTGAATATCGTTCCGCAAGCCTGTGATCACTATGCGCTGCGGCTGGAAGGCTGCGGAGATGTTCGGGTGATCAGTATTGCAAACACAATGACTTTAGGGAGTGACTTATGACTTTTAACATTGGCAAGCCGTCTGACGGCGTAACGGATAGTCAGCGGATACAGCGGCTGTATCTGTACCTGAACCAGATGGCAGATAAGTTGAATTATGCGCTGAACAACATGGACGAACAGAATCTGACGCGGACTTTTTTGGCGTCATTAACCAATGGCGGAGACGGTGATCAGCGGAGTACAAAAGGCCTGAAAACGGAGCAGGTGGACGAGATGATCCGGGACGGTCGGTCATCCGCTCTACTGTTCAGCGGGGGTACCGCAAAGGCTGGCGATACGATTACTCTGAATGACAGCGTGGACAACTACCGCTTTCTGCTTATCCGTTTTAGCAATAGCTGGATGCACGCCCTGTGCCCTATTCTGGATGGAGACCGTAACTGCACTGCCGTTCGCGGATCGCATACGAACATTGGCGCAACAGACAGTTTTACTGTGTGGTCCGTAGACGGCGACTATGCGGGAAATACGGTGACGATTGACAGCTGCTATTCTGCCAATGTGAAAAGCGGCAGCGTGAAGATCACGGCACGAACAATATCGTATATATGGGGGATCAGATAAATGGCAAAGAGCAAACCGAAGAAAAGCAAGCCCAAACAGACGGCTGCGCAAAAGAACCTGAGCAGCTGGACAAAAACAGTCAATAAGTATAGCGGCGGATGGACCAATTCCAAGGACTATAAAGCACTGATGAAGTCCAAGGAAAAGAAGGACATGGACGCCAGCGTCAAAGGCTACAATTCTCTGTTAAACGGCGGCTATGGCGGATATGCCAAGGCAAATGGCCTGACGGACTATACCGCCCGGCTGCAAAATATGTTGGGCGGCATCTTAAAGTCAAAGTTTTCCTATGACGCAGACAATGACGCTGCATACCAGGCCTATAAGGCACAGTACCAGGCGCAGGGCCGTAATGATATGCTGGACACTATGGGCCAGATGGCGTCAGCAACAGGTGGCTATGCCTCCTCTGCGGCGACTACGGCGGGTAATGCTGCCAACCAGGCACAGTTAAACAATCTGTCTAATATACAGTCGCAGCTTTTATCCCTGGCATATCAAAAGTATGACCAACAGCAGCAAGGCAAGCAGAACGCCTATGACCTTCTTGATAGTGTGAATCAGCAGCAGTATGGACGGTATCAGGACGCTGTGGGCAACGCCTATAACAAGATGGATTACAACACGAATCGGTTCAATACTTCCCTTTCCAACGGTTACACGAAATGGAACGATGATCGCAGCTTTGCCTCCGGTCAACAGCAGTATTACGGCAACCTGAACGAGAGCCAGCAGGCACGCAAACAGGAAAGGGCTAATGCAGATCGGAACAACAAACTGCAGCGAAAAATTCTTAACAAGAAGTAAGGAGGGATTGGATGAGTTACAGTTCTAAGACCAGAAAAGCGCTTGGCAAGGTGAAACAGTCTGCGGCAACCAAAAATGCACAGAAAAACAGGAACGACTATGACAAGAAACTCAGCGCAATTGGCCCTTACCGTAACGGTACATTCGCTAAGATGGTAGAGGGTGCGGTGGATGATATTCTCAATCGCCGTGCCCAGTCTTCCAATTTCGGCAACGCTGATGTGTTCGGCGATTATGCCAGAGACTATGCGGCGCTTTCTAAGCTGGCAGCAGCGGACACGCAGACTAACGCAGAAGAGAATATGGCCGGTGGCTATGACACGGACTACACCGTGCCTGCTGCCCAGCAGAGCTATATGAACGGATTGGCCGGTCAGAATGAGGACTTGCTGTCCAAACTGTCTGCGGCAAACCAAATTCACTCCGGGGAAATGGAGAATAAAGCCGCCGGTGGGCAGCGAGCCAACGAGGCCGGCGCGTTTGATTACCAAAAGTACCAGGACAAGGTGGAAGCTTTACAGAATGCACGCTCTCTGTGGGACGCAGCGGTGGAAAAGACCGGTGCGGTAGATAGTCAGGCATACAGTGATAACCTGTCCTTCCTTAGCGATATGGCTAAATACGAGGGCAACTTGGGTGAGAGCAAGGCGGACAGAGCACTCTCCAAGTGGAAGGCTGATCAGGATTACCAGCTGGATGTACTGCAGTGGAAAAGGCAGCAGGAGGAAGCTGCCAAGGCTGCCAAGGCTGCCAAGGCTGCACGCTCTTCTCGCTCTTCCAGATCCAGTGGACGCGGTGGCTACGGAACCGGGTACGGAAAATCAAAAGGCAATGGGTATGCATCTTCTAATGTGAAGTCATCTTGGGAAGAAAAATTTGGACATTCAAGATATGAGAATAGAGGGGAAAGATGGACGGAACGGCAAATGGATGGCTTTGTTAGAACCGTTGGCATGAATCGCAGCCAGCAGGGTAAAGCGGAAGCGATCGAGGATGCATATTTTGAGGGCCATATATCTAAATCTCAATACAATACATTGTGTCGAAATTATGGGATAACGCCTAAGAAGAAATAGTACGAAGGAGAGTTTCAAATGGGATATTGGGCGGATTTGCAGAAATCTGTAAAGGAAAAGGACAAGCGAGAGGGTGTACGCCGTTCTGATTATATCAATCACGATGTTGTGCAGGGTGCTGCGGTTTTAGACGCCATGGAGAGCGATCAGGCTAAAAATGCCAGCTGGAGAGCTTCGACATCAGCATTACAGGCAGTTGATACTTTTGATGCCACTCCGAATGCAGTGGAAAATCTTGACCAACTGCGTGAAGAGCGCAGGTCCTATGCACGGCAGTATGGTGGTCAAACACGCAACACCATAGACAAGCTGATTGGTATCGCATTGGAGCGGACGGATAGCGAGCGCGCCGCAAAAATGCAGGAAGAAGCCAATCGGCACATGGCTGCGCTGGATGAATATGATAAAAAGATCCAAAAGATGGAGGAGTACGAGCGGCGACAAAAAATCGTCGACAAATATTCGGATATTCCTAATCAAAAAGATTATGCTGCTAAGTCAAAGCAAATCGACAAGTCCAATCAGGACGATGTATATCGCAAGGTGAACGGATTGTCTGAGTCCATTGCCAGTGTTGCCAGTAATATAGGTACGGACAATGTGGCGATGTGGAATAACCGCATGACCAAAACGATGGACGATGAGAAATATCGCCAAATGACTGATGTGCAGCGGGGCACATACAATTATCTGTATAATACACAGGGCGCAGACGCTGCAAATGAATATATATCAGCAATTAACAAGGATTTGCAGCAAAGAGCAACCGACGCAGCTGTAGAGTCGCAAAGGGAAATGGTTAAAGACGGTGCTGTTGGTGCCACCGTGGCAAATATCGCTTCTGTTGGTGAAAATCTAATGAGTGCACCGGGTTTTATCACCAGAGCAGCAGCTAAAGCAACCGGCCATTCCGTAGATGATACATACGATGTTTTCAATCTGTCCGGAAAGATGGCTAACGCTACTCGCGAAACGACCGCAGAAGAAATTGCGAATCAGGACTATTGGAAAGATAAAAATACCATTTTGGGAAACACCGGCTCTTGGATCTACAATGCAGGAATGTCTATGGCTGATTCTGTCGCTGCTATGCTGGTCGGTAAGAGTCTCGGCGTGGGCTTAGCAGGGGGTGAAACGAGTGGTGCGACACTTGAAAAGGTAAAGAATATTACTTCAAACGCCACCTCACTGATCATGTCATCAGAAGCGGCCACGCAGACGGTTACAGACATGAAAGAGCAGGGCTTTTCTGACGATCGTGCACTAGGCGTAGGCGCACTGTATGGCGCGGTTGAGTATATCTCAGAAAAACTTGGTTTGGATGCGATTCTCGGTGCCGGCGGCAATGTGTTTGCCCGCCTTGCAAAGAGTTTTGCGTCAGAGGGTTCGGAAGAGGTAGCAAGTAATATTCTTGATCGTATTGTCGATACACTGGCAAACGGCAACCAAAGCAAAATGATGGATGCCTTCGATAAATGCCGTGCTCAGGGATTGAGCAATTCCCAGGCGCTTGCCAAAGTCGTGTCTATGGCGGGGCAAGAAGATTTATCGGCTTTCTTAGCTGGGGGCCTGTCCGGTATGGCGATGAGCGGCGCAAACGAAGCAATCATGTCTGGAGAACGGCATTTGCAGCAGGATAGCTATGGCAAGAATGTACGCAGTAACGGAAATGCAAAAAAGTTGATTGACGCCGGGTTGACAGCGAATGAGAATTCCAAACTGTATCATATTGCCGCCGAGTTGGCCGATGCAGAGAAAAACGGCAAAACTATATCCAAGCGGCAGCTGGGCAAGCTGGCTATGGAAATGCAGACCAGCGATGATGCTGCGACTACGCAGGCTCAAAAGACCGTGCTGGAGGACGCTGTGCGCCAACGGCTGCAAGACAGCGGCGTTAAGAATGTGGACAAGGCCGCTAGCCGCTTTGTAAGCAGCTATTTTGACGGCGAAGGGAAGATTAAAGGGGACAAGACCACAAAGGCCCTGTACGCCGAGCTGCAGGACAATAGCACTGACTGGGCACAATCTACTACCCGCAGTATGGCCTATGAAATGCTGCGTGGCGGTTCTTCTGCTGCATATATGAATGAACTTCTTGTAAACCCAAAGGCAAAAGGGTATAATGAGTTCAAGGATACCTACAACGGCATTCAGAAAGCTAAGATTGAAGAACTGAACCAAGAAGCCAAAGTGCAAAATGCAGATGTGGCCACCCAGGCGGAACAGACTGCTCAGCAAGCACCGGTTCCACAGGATTTGCAGCGGGCAGAGCCTGTGCCGGAGAGCCAGGTGAAAGGCGTTCTTAAGGTTCAGGACGGCCATACCGTGGTCGAGCTGCAAGACGGTACGAAGACCACTACGGATTATTTGCAGTTCAACAACCCCAACACCAAGGCGGTTTACAAGAGCGCTGCCAAGTTTGGCTCCCTGGGCGCTTATGCGCTGGTCAATAATTACGACAGCAAGGTCAACCCTTATTCTTATCTGCACGCGGCGGAGAGCTTTTACAACGCCGGTGCGTCAGGCAAGATTACATTTGACCAGGCAGCTAACACACTGTCTGCACCGATTGAAATGGGGATTATGGACTGTGGTGCTGCCAATGAGTTGTTCCTGAGCGGTCAGGAGCAGTCTAAGGAGATCGGCACCACCAAGACCGCCGTTACCAAAGCAAATAAGAACCAGGGCGGCGTTGTAACGCTGACCGGAGAAGCTACGGTTACCCCGCAGGAAAAGGAAGTCCTGGATCGTGTGGCGGCCAAGACCAAGCTGGACATTGTGCTGGACGGCAGCCTGGAAAGCAACGATAACGGCTATATTGATCCTGCCAATGGCAAGGTGGTGCTGAACCCGGACAGCGGGCATATCTACGCCACCCTTATGCACGAGCTGGGCGAGTACACTCATGCCTACAACACGGCGGAAATGCTGGACGCCTGCCGGCCCATCGTGGAGTATATGCTGGCAACCGGCGATTATGCGCACGATGACAAGATTGACCTGCTGCAGAAGTATGTAGATGGGTACAGCGAGAACGGCAAGCAGTATTCTATTGAAGATGCCGTCAGCGAGATGATCTTTGACTTCATCAGTGGTGAAGCCAGCACGCAGGAGGGCGGCGAGAAGTTCGCCAAGTGGCTGGCGGAAGATACCGACCTGACCCAAAAAGAAAAGAAGTCCGTTATCGAAAAGATCAAGGACTTCTTTACAAAGCTGCTGGACGCTGTGCGCAGCGTGATTGAGGGACAGGGCACACTGAATACCACTGCGCGAGCCGGTCAAAAGGCGGCGCAGCAGGTTCCGGTGCTGGACGACTTCTTTAACGCGCTGGACAATGCCATTGACAACCGCCAAAGAATGCTGGAAGGTAAGCATGGCGGTGAAGCAGAAAATAGTCAGTCCGAAATTCGCCATTCTATTGAAATTACAGAAGACGGCGAACCGTGTGTCGTTATTGATAATGATGTACTGGATGGCGTGCCCAAGTCGCGGTGGGCGACAAAAATCAAAAATATTTTGTCTGAATATAAATCAGGTGTAGATTTGTGGGGTGGCGTAGTCAAAGTAAATGCCATTAGCAAAAATGAGTTTTTGAATTCAAAATACTCTCAGTACCTTAAAGCAAAGGAAAAGACAGCCTACAAAGATAAACTGCTATCCGCACAGAATTTGGAAGAGATCCTGAAATCCGGCAAAAACAAAAAGATTGAAGACTTGAAGCACAGCCGAAATGATAGCTTCAAGCAGTTTGCACATTCTGATGTGCTCCTTAAGGTTGGTGAAAACGGATATACCGCTGATGTGATTATTGGCATAACCACACAGAACGCGATGGTGTTCTATGATATCGTGGATATGCAGAAGGCAGATGTGAAAATAAAAAACGCAACCCCTCAAGGCTATGCAAATAGCAGGAAGCCTTTTAAGCAAGGGATTGCGTCTGACAACAAGGTAACACAAAATGGACCTGATGTCAATACTCATTCTATGCAGAATGGGCAAAAAAATGCACAGAACGGCAAAAACAACACCAGGCATTCCTTGGAAGTGGACAGCCAAGGTAACGAACTGACGGAGGCGCAGCAGCGGCGGTATAAGCATGTGGCGCCGGAGCTGCGGGACGAGGACGGTAAGATCAAACCGTTTTACCACGGTACTGCCAGAGCGGACCGGGTAGGTTATGTGTTTGACCCCAAGCGGGCAACCTCCGGGCCGATGGCGTATTTTACGGATGATCCGGATATTGCTACAAATTACAGCAGGGATAAAGCAGATACTTCTCTCGCCTACGATAGTGATTATGACAGCTACGAGACCCAGTTTCAGGTAAACGGCAAGCCGGTTACGGAATACTGGAACACTTTGACCGCAGCTGAAAAGAAAGCAATGACCGAGAAGATCAAGCAGGTTACATTGGACGACAACGATAACATTGTCTTGAAGCCCGGCAATCAAATAGGCATTGGTAGCTTTAGCGACTACGAACTGCACCGTGCCAAGGGCAATGCGCTGTCCGTACTGGTAGATATGTGGCTTGGTGATGGAAATCTTTGGAACGAAGAAAGCCGTTTCTTGGATGTGCTAAAAGCGGTGGGTATTGATCAGGCCCAGTACAACGACCCGGACTACCGGGAAGAAAAGGTGTATCAGGCTTATCTGAATATTACCAATCCGTACAACACCGGCAAACTGGATCAATCCTTTATTGATGATTTGCAGTCGTATGTGGACGATGCAGACATGAGCCGGTACGACACAGACAATGCCCAGGCGGATATGTGGGATAAGAACGGCATTCCTATTGAGGATTGGCTGGAGCGGTTGCAGGACGATTTGGATAACGGCACAACCCATGCTTGGACCACGGTGCCGGATGTAGTCACAGACTTCTTGAAGGACAGCGGCTATGACGGCATTGTAGATCAGGGAGGCAAAAACGGCGGCGATCAGCATACGGTTGCGATTCCGTTCTACTCCAATCAGATCAAAGAGGTTACCAATGGTAATCCTACCGACAGTCCGGATATTCGGTACTCAAAGCGGGTTGGGTTTGATAATGCTCTGACACCTGCCGAATGGAAAAAATACAACAGTCTTGTTTCAACTGACAATCACTCGGGGCTCAGGATATCCGATAATGCGTTCCTTGTTGAAGGCGAAAAAGGCAAGAACAATTACAAACTTGTGTTTTTTGACAATTCTTTTGATGATAAGCCAATAACGGCAGTGTATGGAATTGGTGACAGTGGTTTCCACTTTGATAAGACTCAATTCGATGCCAAGAAAGTAGCAGAAGTAATCAATAAGGTGGAGGAAAAAAGTTATGATGACAAGAAAGTCGTTAGGGGAATACTGCGACATCTTAGTGAAAGCTATGGACTTGTACTCACCAAATACGGTGATCGCAATACAAGAGGCTTTACACTCAGACCAGGAAGTAACGAAAATGTTAAGACTGGTGGAGAAGAATTTGCCGGAAGACGAACTGCTGGACAAGATACACGAGCTGCAGGAGAACTGACGGACAGCCGCAAGTCCAAGGAGATTACAGACGAGTACAAGCCGGCAGAAAATACAGGCACAAAGTATTCTTATGCAGAGTTGACTGCAAAGCCGGATATGCCGATTACCAAAATCGATGATACGGTGCAATATGTGCCGAATGCAGAGAGTCGCAAGCATATTGTCAATCAGACGATTGAAAATGCGAAGCGAGTAGGCACCACCAACGAGGAAGGCAATGCTGTGATCCATGTGGCAGACATTGACACTGATGTAGTGGTATCTAAGAAAGCCTTTAAGCATTCTTTAGACCGCCGATTGTCTGTCAACGCGCCGGTGTTTCTGCAGGCAGGCGAAATACTGAGCAACGCTGTGCAGATCAATGAACTGGTGCCGAGAAAAGCGTCAATCGAAAAGGCGTATGTATTGATTGGTATGGCCAAGAATGCCCAGAATGAGCCGTATGTGGTGTCTTTTATAGTAAATAAGCACACCAAGGAATTACAATCCATTGATGTGCTGTATGCTGTAAATGCAAAAAAGGAACCGACTGGGAGTTCTAAATCCCCGCAGGTTTCGACACCTGCTACCGGTTCCAATATCAGTATAGCCAACTTGCTGAATTATGTCAACAGGTATTTTCCGGATATGCTGTCGAAGAGTGTGCTGCGGCAGTATGGATATACAGCCAGACCGAAGGGCGAAATCGGTAAAAGTGCGCTGTATTCCAAGAGCATTGACGACACCGGGCGTACCTCTCTGCTGCGGGATGACAAGCGGTTGGACGAGATGAACATTACCCTGCGCCAGGTGTTTGACAGTCAAGAGCTGGAGACCGGGCACCATACTTCTCAAACCCAGGTGCAGCGTGTGGCCCGGCAGCTGAAAAAGTCCACCGGCAGCAAGATGGATACACCCCGCCTGATGGTGCAACTGAAAGGGCTGTTTGACTACATTGGCAACAACGATGATGTGACCTTTTCGTCTGTCATGGACCAGGCAAAAGAAATTGCCCATGAGCTGCTGGATAGCACCCCGGAACACACGGTGCGTGACGAGTATGCACAGGAGGTTTTGGACACGCTGCGGGGTATGGCAATCACGCTGTCCGATGAGCTAAAGGCAGAGACGGCTTACCACCATGATCGGTAC